TTATTTCATCTGTCTGTATACTTGGTCTGCACCGGTTGCCGCAAGACCGGACACTATGCCCACCGCCAGCGCGCTGAGCACATCCTGCGCAGGAAAATTCGCCATGCTGTGCATCCCCGCGATCCCCAACGCCGCACCGGCGACACCGCAAATCAGGGGTATCCACTTGTTATCCAGCGGGGAAAGCTTCACCGCCTCGCCCACAAGATAGCAAATCACGCTTATCACGGTCACTGCCGCCATACCCATAAACTCCATGTCCTCACTCCCTTTGTTTTTCCAAATCGCTTATTCTGTGGTTTATCACCTTTATCTGCTCCTCCACAACGGGCATACGCCTTGCAAAGCCGTTGTGCTCCCTGACCTCCCGGGTCAGCTCCTCCAGCCGGGTCTCAGTCACCGCCTGTGATCTGCTGTTGCTTATCAGCACCCCCAGCAGAGTCACAGTCCCGGTGATAAGTGCCGTTACAATTGTCTCTGTCATGCCGCCGCACCTGCATTGCTGCAAATTTCTTCCAGCAGCTTTTCAATGCGCTTCAAACTGTCCAGAAGCAAATCCAGCTTGTCTGCCGCTTTTTCATTTTCTGCCGTATCTGCGCTCAGCTCTCTGTCAAATACCATCGCGTACTCATAGCGTTTGTCCACATTGTTCACCGCCGGACGCTCATATTCCCGGCAAACCCTGTCTGCTGCGGCGTAGATATCCTCTGTCCGGCAAAGGAAAGAGAAGAGCTTCGGGAAATCTTTGCGCAGCTCATGGATTATAAAATCTGTCTGCACAGTCTCATTGCCCACACTTGCCCCTCTGTTTTTTGCGAACTCAAAAAGCTCCTGCTTTCGGCTCCAGAAGGTCCACTGAGCAAGGCCATAACCCACACCGTCGCTGTAGCAGCTGCCGGGCTGGCTGTCAAACTTGTCCGTATACTGTGCGTCAGTCAGTTTTGTCATGCCTCTTTGCGCAATGTTTGCTATCATGCTTGACTCTGCCATGAGATTTCCCATCATGCCGCAGGCTCCGGCGTGACTCATGCCGGCCGCCCTCAGCTTCCTATATATGTTTTCCGAGCTCATTCAACGCTTGCCTCCGTTTCATCTGCAAGCTGGCTTATGAGCGTCTCATACTGTGTCTGTAATTCCTCGAGCAGGCCAAGGTCGCGCCAGGGGCTTATACTTTCCCCATCCGGCCCAAACACCGTGCCATCTTCACCAATATAGCTGTGTCCCTCCGGGCGCACCCGAAAGCCCTCAATATATGCCGTGCATTTGCCCTTGAAGCTTTCCGGGGCCTCAATCTCTTTGTAAGTGCCTCCGGGCTTTGATACATGGCACTTGCATTCACCATCAATATAGATTGTCATCTCATCCCCCTTTTACGGTACAAGCCGCAAATCTTTTACCGTTATATATTTGTCATCTGTACTGGTCATATAAATACCGATATAGCACGCTTTTTTTATTGCGCTCACATCGAGAACTGTGCTGTTACTGAAGGTTTTCTTTGCGCTTAAATTTGTCCAGAAGATTTTACTGATGCAGCTATCACCCGCGTTTGTGGCAGACAAATCGGTGAATATAAAAAAGCCCATAGGGTTTGAGCTGTTCTCGCCGCCAACTTCCCCCGTAAACACCAATTTATTATAATTAGTGAAGTCGATTTTATTGCTGACATAGTACGCACCTTGCGAGCCGCCTTGGGAGTGCATGAATTTGAAATAATCCGTCCCCTCGCTTATTGCGGGCTCACGGGCAGTGCCGTATTGCGAAGTTGCCCACTTCCATGCTTTTTTCACCCATCCGCCTGTTTGCGCTTTGTTGTAATCGCCATAACTGAACAGCACAAAGTCGTATGTCAGTGTAAGATCGACCACTTGATTTTTCGCGGTGATGCCAACAGTTTTGCTTGCGGTTTCTGCCGCCGTACCCTTTGTTGCTGTGACTGTCCATGTACCGGCGTATGGGATTAAAAACACCCATTTACCTGTAGTGGTCTCCGCTCTCAGTGTTCTGTTGCCATTACTGCAACTCAGTTCAGAGCCCTCCGGGTATTGCACATATATGGCAGCATATTTATTTCCTCCCGAAACCGGGTATATCATGAGACCACCTCCACAAGTCCCTGTACCACCCAAAGGTCGCCGTTGGTACTGTCCGGTGCGCATTTTTTCAGTGCCATCATACCAAAGCGCTCAGCAATACAAATCTTTTCATTCGCAAATGTTGCACTGCCAACAGCAGCAAGCCTCACTCCGTCTGCAAGCAATGTAAAGCTTTTGCCATACAGCCAAAGCAAAGCAATTTCTGCTCCGACCGGCATTGCTGAGCTTACCGCCTGCGACAGGCTTATTGTAATGTCGGCGTTTGCTGCAGTGTTGCTGCTCATAATTGTCTTGCCCAGGTCATCAGCTGCAATGCTGTAATTTGCAGTTGAAAACAAATTTGTTGGACTGTACAGTGCATCCTGCGCAAGCTTTGCACGAGTGACAGAGCCATCAGCATAGTTTCCCGTCTGCATCGTAATGGGATCTGCGCCCTCCGGCAGATGGCGCTTGTTGTGATACGGCATCATCGTCAGCGCCGCATAGAAGGTTTCCTCCGTGCCGGTATAGCCTGCCTCCTGTGCTTTCTCAAAAGCGCCGGGGCCTGCAGGGCCGGTAGCGCCATCGTTACCGGCTGGCCCCATGATATTGCGCGTTGCAGGATTCACAAGTCCTTTATCGTTGACCCATGAGATGTTGCCATTCACATCAACCGAGGGGATGAAGGTCGCACCGCTTGCGCCATCCTCACCGGGAGGGCCTTGCAGCTGTCCGTGGTTTCTCCACATAAGGTTTATTCCGTCCCATGCATACAGGTCGTAAGGCAGCTTTTCGCCAACGCTGTACACATCGCCGGGGCTCGGGTCTTTGATTATTGCCGCCAGCTCATCCACTGTTCCGAAATGGCCTATGGGTGCAAGGCTTGTGCCGTCCTGTCCGTCAAACTCTCCTGCTTCTGCCATGTCCCTCACAGTGCGTGCCAGCAGCAGTGCCTGGCTTGCGTTGTAGTCCACCTGCTCTGCCACGCTCATGGGCAGCTCGTGCAGCGGCGCATCTATAAGCCCGGATTCCTTGACTGTCAGAATAACCGGCACCGTAGTCAGCCTTGACTCTTCCCTGGTGCCCGTGAGATAAATCTCCCACTGCCCTATGGTAAGGTTCAGTCTCTGCTCTTCTGTGATCTCATTGTCATCGTTGAGCTGTAGGTCATAGGTAACCGCACCCAGTCCCTCATCCTGTCTGAAGTGCAGCCACTTGGAATATCCGTCCCACTGCTCATCGGAAAAGTTGACCTTTGCCGTGAGATAGTTGAGGGCGTCAGCGGCAATAACCGGAGTGAAAAACTTCAAGCTCTGACCGCTTACATAAAACTCCATCATTTTTCTGCCTCCCGTTCATTCAGCTGCATAACAAGCCTCAGCAGATATTCCCTTATCTGCGTCATCTGTTGTTCCACAGTGCCGCCCGGCAGGGGCGGCAATTCAAATATGTCTTTCATACATCGCTCCCTATGCTCAGAATTTTTGCAATGGAGAACAGCCTGAACTCTCCCTTACCTTCCAGCCTGATGCGCATATGGTCACAGCGTCTCGGTCTTATGGGCACTGTCACCGTTCCGGTGCCTTTGAACTTTATCCTTCCCTTGCGCTCCCATACACCGGAAGAATCATACTGGATAAATATGTTCATCTCTGCCCCCTCTTCCATCTGCAAGCGGAAGTTATATCGGCTCAGGTATTTCCTGTCCGGGTACTGGTAGTAAAGCAGCCCGCTCTCCGCCATCCAGCTGACATGGCTTTCAAGCTCTCCCTCAGTCCCGCGCAGCGCATAAAGTGAATTGTTACTCAATGCGTATAGCTCGTCGCCAAGCGCCGCAAAGCAGGCTACCTGCAGCTCGTCCTCCTTCATCCATAGCCCTCGCTTCACATCGTATACGAAAAGCTGCCATGGTCCTCCGGCTTTCTTCATTGATATGTAGTAGCAGTCTGCCACAGCTCCGGCCACGGCCTCGCCGTAGCTAATATCGCCCAGAGCCTCAGAGACGGAGCTTGGAAAGCCTCCCTGCCATGCACATACATCGCCTCTGGACTTATAAAGAAGCGTCTCATTTACCACCGCAATGCTCTTTTCGCTGCCCTTCTGCACACCTCGGCACACGATTTCGCTTATCTGGTGTGCACCGTATGCGGAGATGTTGACCCTGTGTATACGGTTTTCCTTAAAGAAAGTTGGGTATCCCATAAAATTCACCGCACCGGTCCACGGTCCGTCGGAGCCCACCGAAGCTGTCCATGAGTCAGATGCCAGTCCCATATACTGTCTCCAGTTTTTGAAGTCTCCCAGTGCGCAGCAATAAATCTCATTCAGGCTTTTATCTCCGCTCATGCCGTATCTGCATCCCCAGAGTCTGTTGCGGCATTCAATAACGAAGTCCATCTCCGGCACTGTTCTTTCAATTGCCACGAAGCCTTCTTCCTGAGTGATCGCCTCATCCAGAAGTCCCGCCACAACAATGTAGTCAGTGTGTTCCGCATCTCCTCCCAGTGCGCAGATAACTCTCTCTCCGTTCAGTTCATCCACCTGAGCGCCGCTTATTTTCACACCATCATTCACTTTGAAAAGCTTCGTTATCTCCCCATAGGATGTAAAGCTCAGCTTTGTGTGCACGCTGCTTATCTCTATCCATTCCCCTAGGGCCGCGCTCCACTGCCGAAGCACATGCTTCTTGGCGGAAGTATCTATCCAAAGCGCGGCATTCTCCGGGCTATCAGGTGCATTTTCAGACAATGCCGGCTTTTTGCACTCGCTGCCGTCCTTCTGGCACAGGCTGTAGTTTACCGCGCCGGTGCTGGTGTATCGTGCTTCCATGCTGCCGTAATCCGATGGATCTGCCGTGTTGTAGTAACATTTGTCCGGAAACACGCAGATGTATGCACCCATGCTCACAAGCTGCTTTTCACCCTCGCTCAGTCCCGTGAGTTTTGTGGCCTCCCCGCCGTACCACAGGCTGCCATCATCCACCCACGCCAACTTCTCCTTTGCAAGTATTCCACCCGGCTTGGAGAGGGCGCAGACGCGCCCTCTCTTTTTTCTGTTTGCCAGCAGCGGATACTCTGCACCGGAGAGATTTTTGCAGTCATAGAGTTCACCCTCGTCAATCTTCAGGCGGTGCCTGTACCCGGCGAAGCAGTCTGTCACTTCCCGGTTTACGTATTCATTTTTCAAAATGGGAAGTCCCGCCATTTTCTCCTCCTAAAAAACAAAGTGTGTACCCGGCCTGCTCACAGGTTCGTTTGCCCTGTTGTACCAGTTGAGAAATTCCGCCAACACGCTGTTGAACATGGTCATACGCCTGTTGTAGCGCTGTGTCTCAGAGTTTTCCGCCGCGATCATCGCCTGCAGATAGTTGTAGTAGATGTCCTCCCCGTAGGGAGGCTTTACAAGCAGCTCCTCCTGTCCGCTCTGGTAAGGCTCCGGGCGTTCCATCTCCGGATGGCGCGGCAGCACAGCTTCTTCAAAAAGCTTTCCGTCCAGGGTGCTCAGCCAGTGCAGCTTTTGTTCTGGGCTGTACTGGTTTGGCTCCATCAGATCCACCCGGTCAATGATATCCATGGCCTTCATCTTGCGTTTTTCTTCTCGTCCATGCTCTCGTAGAACAGATCAACGGCCTTGCCGCTGCGCTCTATTTCGCGTGCCACGGCCTTGGGCACCATGGATTTCTTGCCGCGGGGCAGCAGATAGTTGACACCGTTGATGCCCACAAAGAGATTGGGGTCTTCTCTGTCAGAGCCGCGGGGGATGAAAATTTCAATTCTCTCTTCAGTCATTGTCCTTCCTCCTTATCAGTTTGCACTGTCGCTGGCAGAGAAGCTGGAAGTGCTCATTACGCGCAGCAGACGTTCGGGGTAAAGAATAGTAGCGCCGTTTGTCTCAAACTTGTAGCCAATGGTGGAAAACTGGTTGAGGGGGCCGCCGATTTCGCCCTTGTCATGAATGATCATCTCCAGTGCACCGCCCTCGGGGTCGATGATGCCGAAGCTGTCCTTTCCGAAGAAGTAGCTTGCATAGCTCATGCTGCCGTTTTTGTTCTTGTATGCCTCTGAACCCTCACCGCCCAGTACAGGTGCAAAGACATTTTCGATGAAACGCACACCGTGCAGTTCACCGATTTCGCCGTTGAAAAGTTCCTCTGCAGCAGCGTACTTGTGTGCCTCGATCCAGCCCTCGCACTGTCTCAGATCATGTGCAACACTGGGGTGGATAACTGCATAGTAGCGGCCGTTAATGCGGGGCACGCGGTTTTTCTTCATGATGGTCACAGCCCTGTTTACCATTGCAGGGGTCAGCAGAGCCCAGCCCTCAGCGTCAGATGCGCACATCTCCTCGGGAGCGGTGGGAACACTCTTCACCTCACCGCTTGCAGGCTCAATGTTGTCGCAGTAGAGCACGTTGGTATTGATAAGCAGTGCGTCGCGTATAAGTGCCTCCTGAGTTTCCGCTGCGGAAGCGCCCATCTCCTCAGTGGCGCCAAGGATAACATCGTCGTAGGCGCGCAGCTCCAGCTTGTCGGTGATACTGGTGTAGGTGCCGTACTGGTCAACAGTGCCGGTCACAGTGGTCACGCCGAACTTCTGTCCGGTGGGTATAACGCCCTCGGTAAGCTTTGCAGCGCACTCAAAGGTGTTCCACTTGCGCCATTCAACGCTGCCGTGGTGGTTTGCTGGCAGGGGCTGGCGCTTTGCAAACTGGGCATAGAACAGCTCCATTCTGGCATTTTCCAGCAGCTCAGTGTCGTAAAAAGTCTTCATCTCAGGAGCCAGGGTGTGGCTGTCGGTAAATTCCACCGCTGCACCGCCAGCTGCGTTTACGTATGCCCCGGTACCGTTAATGAGGGTACCGGCATCTGCAAAATGCTGCAGATCAAAAACAAAATTTTCTATCATGCTCATCCTCTCAAATACATTATCCGTAAATTTTTTCCCGTCTTGCGGCTGCATCGTAGATGCGCTTTTTCAGCGCCTCGCGCTCGGCCTTTGACATGCTTCCGGGATTTGCCGCAAAGCTCTTTCCCGCTCTCAGGTCGGAAAGCTCACGGGGTCTTTCCCCACCGCTTCTTATACTGCGGCTGAGTGCTTCAAGCCCATGCTTTGCAGCAGCCTTGCTAATTTCACTGCGGTGCAGCGCATAGTATGCATCCGCAAGGCAAAGCCCGGTGTGGGGTGCTGTCAGTTTCAGGAACGCAGGGTCACCCAGTGCCTCCATCAGTTCAAAACCGGGCACCGTTTCCCTCAGCTCTGCCTCCTGCCTCAAAAGGCTTTGCAGATGTCTTAGGATTTTTTCATCGTCCTGTGCCTGCTTTTCAATGCCTTGCATTATCATCCCAGCCACAGCCTCAGCGTCCATAGTCTCTGCCTGCATGCCATAGCTTTTTGCCACAGCTTCCAAAAGGGGCTCCAGTGCTCTCAGCCTTTCCTCCGCCGCCTTGCTGTTTTTGAGACGCTTATGCACTATGGCCTGCACCGCCTTGTCATAGCATGCTCTGTATTCGCTGTCTGACAGAATCTCCTCCCAGCTCAGCCTCTTTCCCTGCCCGGCGTCGGCAGCAATTTCGCCCGTGGTCGAAGGCTCATTTTCAATGAGCTTTTTTATTTCATCCATTCAAATGCCTCCGTGTTTTTCTCTCCATATTTCCATGCCCCTCTGCAGCGGGGCAAAATGGGCTTTATTTTTTTGTGTTTGCCGCAATCTTCATCTGCTCCACGCTTACACCGCTTTTGTTTGCGGAGCTTTTCTTTGTGGACGAGCCGCCGGAATACCAGCCGCCGCCACCGCTGGATCTTGAAGCCGCGCTGCCAGGCAGCAGCTTGTTTCTTCTCTTGAACTCGTAGCTCAGTGCACTTGCCTGTTCACGGCTCATCCCCGCATTCTCAAGTTCCTCGTCACTGGGCTCATAGCCTGTGTTGAACACCAGCTCGTAAAGATTAGTGTAAGCGTCCATCTGCTGCTGGTATCTGAGCTTATCTGCATCCGCCTGCCAGTCTTTTCCGTCGGCATAGCGTTTGTATTCCATGTCTGCAAGGCCGCTTGCCATATCCAATCTTGCCTTCAGGCCCTCACCCTCTGCCTTGTAGCGCTCATAAGCCGCGTTGTAAAGCTCCGGCATCAGCTCGTTGAGTTTTTCCAGATATGCTCCGTACTGCTGCTGTCCCACACTCTGGGCATAGCTGCTTGAGTAACCTCCGGTCAGGTCTGCACTTTGGGCAATGCTGTCGCGCATGGCGCGTTCACCCTGTCTTTCATAGTTTTCCCTGTATGCCCCATATACCGGGTCGCTGGAATACTCATACCTGAATGCAGGTCTGTTTACTATCTTGTCGTAAATGCTTTTTATCTCCCCGTCATAGCTTCCGCTGTATCCGGGCAGCGAAGTCTCCGCCTTTTTTAGCGCCGCCATAGTGTTTGAATAGCCCTGATTTTTCTCGCTGTTTTCATTGGCGTTCATTTCTTCCAGTGTCACTTGCTTTTCTCCTCTCCCCATATTTCTCTTACCTGCACATGCTCCGGCTCGTATTCTGCCAGCAGCGCAAAGCCTGCATATATGGTGTCAAAGCAGGCGCGGCATAGTTTCTCCGCTTCCTCCTCAGGCTTTGCCTCTATGTATGCTCTACCGGGGCTCTTGCTCACCGTCAGCATCAGGCTTTCGCCAAAATCCCTCAGTCTTTTTTCAAGGCACATTATCAGCATGCTCTCTGCCGCGCAGATAAGGTCCTTTCCATATTCTGCCGAAAGGGCATGCCCCTCCATTGCCATGCTCATAGCCTGCCTGTCATAAACTATCCTCGTCATATCCTTCTGCCTCCCGGCAGGCTCAGTGCTCTGCTCTGGGCTCTCGCCTCCTCCATGGCCTGTCTGCCTCCGGTCTTTCCCGTCATACTCACATTCTTCACGGCCGCAAGGCTTTTGTCCCCTGTGATGCTGGCCATCAGGGCCGGTGCATTCATCGGTTCGTATTTCTCCGTCAGTGCCAGTGCATACTGCTGGTAAAGAGAAAGCTCCCTCTGCATGGTGCCGTTATAGGCCAGCTGCTGCATAAGTTCATCCTTCCCTTCAAACTCCATCATGCTCATGCATGCCAGAGCCTGATCTGCCTGCTTTTCTGAGAAGAATCCCAGCTGATAAAACTGCAATGCAAGTTCGTTTTGCGTAAGCCTTGTGTAGCTGGACTGCTTTTGTGCCGCCACCTTTATGTCAAACAGCGGCAGTCTCATGCCCAGCGCCACATCACCAAGCATCCCCTGATCCTGAGCTCTGAGCTTCTGGTTTGAGTAGGAGATAAACTGCTCCACACCGAGCCTTCCCGTAATGCGAAACTGTCTGGGCAGCTCGTAAAACTGGCGTATAAGCTCAATGCACAGGTTTATTATCTGCCCGTATACTCTGTAGCTTGCCTTTGTGGCATCGCGGCTGCCCTTGCCGCTGGCCTCCTGCAAAGCGGCGATTGCGGAGGCCGCGGTGACTCCGGAGCTTGTAATGCCCACTGAAGTCTCGGTGTTGCCGGTGGTCTCTCTCAGCTCATTTATCACGCTCTGGCGCATATCCAGATAGCTGCCGCTGAGCGGCTTGTAATCCACCGTGCGCAGACTGTCCTCACCCAGATTCCCGCTCACATGTATGATGGGGTTTGCAAGATTGAGGAATTCCTCCTCGTTCACCGCCCCATCCATTCTCTGGAAGTATCTCGGTACCGCTCCCACGATGACGTTTTTAATGAAGGCGGTCTGCATCATGTCGATCTGTGTCTGACTGTTTCGGCAGAGGTCAATATATCCGTAGCCGCAGGGGCTTCCCTCCACCGGGAAAAGGCTGTCAAACACAAAGGGGTAGAGTCCATGTGCATAAAGCCCTCCGGCGAAGGCAGATTGGCCGTTTCCGCTCTCTATTGCCGCTGCGGCCTCATTCTCCGTGGAAAACAGTACCGTGTCCCCGACATACTTGCAGTAGTGCAGTATGCTTCTTCCCATTTCACGCCGCTTGTAATAGACCTCTATAACAGTGGACTTATTGTCCATTGACACGCTATCGTCATATATAAACCTTGTGGCTGTAAAGCCGGGGCTTTTCAGCCTGCCTTTAAGCTGAGGATACATTTCCTCCAGGCTCTCGTTGTCCTCCACGCTGGTGTGGAAAAAGTACCTGCTCTGCTGAACATCCTTAAGCCCCGGCTCCCAGAAAACGTTGAGCAGGTCCACTCTTTCTATTGAAATATCACCCAGGCCCCCGGCCTTTTCCGCGTCCCAGCACACCTTGTAAACGCCTGTACCGGTCTTCAGCTTCTGCCACATGCAGTCGGAGTAGGTTTTTTCAAACTGGTTTTGCTCCAGTATCACCGGGATTATCTTTGCCAGCACCCAGGCCTCCTGCCTGTCGTCTGGCTCTCTGGGCAGAATGATGGGCTCAGGGTAAGCCTCCATGGCATCCGCGTGTTTTGAGACAATCACATTGTGCAGCCATCCGCTTACCGCCTGAAAACCTCCCGTGCCCTCACTCTCCTTTCGCTCCTCGGCGGAGTTTCTCAGCTTCCACCAGTTTTCCGCTGCCACTGTGCGCTTTTCCACACTGGCCTTGCCCGCTTTGTATTTGTGCAGTATCCTTGTGAACTCCCGCAGTCTCTCGCTGTCCACCGGCAGCGTACTTTTTATATTGTTATCCATATCCATCTCCTCATCTCTTCAATGGGTCATTTACAAACGTCTTCTCCTCCACCGGTCTCAAGGGTGCCACCGGTCTTGACATACAGGTGTAGCGCCATTCGTCCGCCACATGGTCCTCCAGCTCCGTGTCCAGATCCTCCGGCTTGTGCCTGTGATATACCATCAGCGGCACAGTGCGTATAAAGGCCCTGCACGTGTCAAACACATACATGCGGCTGTAACCTTCCTTGTCAAACTGCAAGCGGTAGTGGCACTGCATCCAGCCGGGAATTCTCTGGTTATCTCCGGGCTGAAAATAAATCCCATACCTTGCCGCGGTGTCTGCAATGCTCTCGCCCCGGCTGGCGTCCCATATTGATGGGTCAGCCACTCCCTCTATTTTTCTGCCTCTCAGCCACACATGCTCCCGCTCGATCCGGGCAATTTCTCTGAATTGCTGGTCCGGCGTCCAGCGCACGCCCTCGTTTGGGTTGCCCGTGCCGCCGTAAAGCTCTATTATTCTGTAAAGCACACCGTCATAATCCAGCGCCCACCAGGCACAGGAAAAGGGCTTACCGTAGCCAAAGTCGTAAGAGCGTATGATGCTCCAGCCCCGTCGGCTGCCCTGGTTTAAGTCAAAGGGCTCAATAACATGGCACCATCGCCCCTGCTTTTTAAGTTCCTCCCGGCTCAGCCTGCAGCCCGCCTCACAGGCCGCCTTCATATCCGGTTCAATGCGGAAGTCCTCAAAAAACTGCCCTTCGAAAATATCCCAGCTGCCGTTGAGCCAGGCCTCCTTCAGCTTTGGCGGCAGTGCCTCAAGCTGCTTTATGTACTCCGGGTCCGCCTCCATCAGTGCCGCGTTATCCGTCACCAGTGATTGTATGAACACGTGCTCCTCCGGCTTTTCGCTGTCCTTGTAGCGCTTGTCTATGAACAGTCTTTTCACCCAGCCATGGCCCTCGCCGCCCGGATTGCAGGTGTAGTAGATGCGTTTGGGAAAGTCATTCACCCCTCGCACGCAGGCCCTCAGCCTGTCCATTTTCTCCTCGCTCTGCTGGGTAGCCTCATCCACAAACAGCACGTCCACTTCCGTGCCCTGGAAGCGCAGCGTGTCCTTTTCCGTGTCGCAGTAGCGGAACAGGATACGGCTGGAGTTTTTGAAGCTGATGTGCTTTTTTGCATCGTTGTAGCTTGCAATGCGTTCACCCTCATCTGCATAGCAGTCCAGCAGCTCACACAGGGGAATAATGTGGTTTTCCTGCAGTTCCGGGTAGGTCTTTCTTATTATCATCACCTTTATCCCCGGATATCTCAGGCACAGCAGCACTGCCTTTATGCGCACCGCCCAGCTTTTTCCACCGCCTCTCGCCCCGCCGTAGCCTATGTACTTGTGTTCATCGGTCAAAAACTGCTTTTGCTTCTCGCTGGGCTGGGGCAATATCAGCTCCGGCAAATAAGTTCCCTCCATTCCGTAGGGGCCGATGCCCTCATCGGCCCGCAAGCTTCCTCTTCACTCTTAGTCTCTATCACCTTGCACATTCCTCTGCCTCTCCCGCAAAGCGTACCGTCAGCACCTCGTCCTTTTTGTCTCCGGCGTGCTGTTCATCGCCTCTGTGCATCTCCTTCAGCTCTTTGAGCGCACCGGTCACCGCCTTGTAGTCCTTTAGTTCCACTCCGCCGCCCTCATCCAGCCGCTGCTCAATACTTTTCAAAAGCTTTTTTGCCAGCTTCTCTATCAGCTCGCTGTTGTCCCGGCGGAGCTTTTCCATCTTTTCTTCCTTAGTCATCGCTGTACTTTGCCTCGTAAATGCACTTGTACATAGGGCAGCGTTCAAATCTGCCCACACAGTAAAGCCCCATGTGCCTGTCCTTCTGCTCAATGGACCTGAAGCTGTTTGTCACCCTTGTCTGTTCCGCAAAGCCTTCACAGCTCAGGTTTCTTTCGCTTCTGCTGTCAGTGATATAAAAGGGGCAGCGTACATCTGCCGCCGTCCAGCATTCCTTTTTAAATTTCGCCATCCTCGTCTTCCTCCTGCTCATCTTCGTAGGCCCCGCCGTAAGCCAGCCAGGGCGGCCAGCCGCATCTTTCCATGCAGCAGACTATAGGGTCATCTGCCAACTGCAGCAT